TATCGTATATTCCCTGCATTAAACCGCTATCAAAGTAATCTACTTGACCTGTAATAGATTTAAAAACATTAAGAATATCTTTTTTATCTCTTGCTGTTAATCCTTTACCTCTAGCAGTAATAAGCTCATCATCAATAGGATTAATAAATCTTTCTATAAATTGGTCTTCGTTACTTTTCTTAAATAGAATTAAATTGTCGGCTTCGGTTTTACCAACAACTCCGACATCTTTACCGGGGCCTAAAAATGATTTTTTAATCTGTATGCTTCGTGCAGCATTCATGTAGTAATTAGTTGCTACAGGTACTAAATCATTAGTTAAAAATTCTTCAAACTCATTATCCTTTAAATCTTTGAATACACGAGATTGAGTTAATAGATTAGAATGTGAACCATACAATTCGTTTTGTTTATTAAGCATTCCATCAATCACACCTTTAACTTCATCTTCAGGAACAATTCCTTTTTCTACTAATCTTTTTTCAAACTGTGGTCTGTTATTTTTAATAGCATCTCTATTCCATTGTCTAGGAAAATAATCTTCAATCTTTTTAGGGTCTAATCCGGCTTCTGCTGCTTCATCGCTAATATTGTCAAAGAAGGTCCGTAGGTTTTTTGCAGTTTGTTTTACAGCTTCACTTGCTTGTGAGTCATCGCCACCTCTTAAAATTCTAACAACTGCTATTTCATCTTCAGGTAAAACTTGCCCTGTTTTTCTAATAGGAGAAACAGCTTCATCAAAACCTAAAAAGTAATTTCCTCTCCTATCTCCTAAGTCTTCTGCATAGCTGAATCCGCGTCTTCTTTGAGTTCTTTGTGTTAAACTCTTACCAAATTCATGTGTAAAAGTTTCTCCTAACTCTCGACCAGTTTTAGCATATTCAGATATAGTTTGTAAAACTCTAGCAGGGCTGCCAATGGTTTTACCTAATACTTTATCTTTTGCTTTTCTAAAGTTATAGGCTCTGTCACTACCGGCTTCTTTTCTAAAGCCATCATCGGTGTAAAGTCTTTGCAGCCTATCTTCAAAGATTTCATTACGTCTTACTAATCCACCTACTAACCCACCTGTAAGTGCTCCTATTGCTGCCGAACCTGCTAACTCAGAGTTTGAGTATAGTTTACGAATGTCTGTATTAAGTTCTGTATTTTGTCTGAAATGATTTTCTAAACCTGTCCATGTTCCTACTTCTGCTGCAGTAAAGCCTACGCTTTTCTTCGCACTTTTACTAATGTTTTTAAGTCCTTCTGTAGCTCCTTTAGCTAAAACAGCTCTTGAGGCTAGTGAGCTACCGCCTGTAACAGGAGTTAGCAATGTAGCTGCAATAGCTGTAGGGTCAGTAGCAATATCAACAACAGCATCTTTAGCAAGCTCTGCATATTGTCTAAAGCTTCCCATATCAGCTTTGTCAAAACGATTACGTAAAAATCTATAATCTTCTTTTTGTTGTTCGGTAAACTTACCACTTTCCATTGCACGTTGCATGCCGGAAAAAAGATTAAAGTCAGAGTCTCTTAAATATTCAAAAACATCATTAGAATTTTCTCCAACCGACTCTAAAAATCTTTCAGAGACTTCTTGGAACTCTTCATTCTCTTCTAGGTCATCAAGGGTGTAGCCTCGTGACAAACGAGATGAAGGAGAATCATCAATATAAAGTTTTACCATAAAACTAGAATCCTAAATCTTTGTAAAAATCTCTAACAAAATTTCTTTTAGCATTAAGAACAAACCCCGAAGCATCCCTTCCTTTAGTAATATAATTTAATTCATATAACATATCTTCTGTTACTAAATCTATTATATCTTGTTTAAAAGGTCTATTTATAAATAATTTACTTTTTGACGCTCCTTCAGGTGGTTTCATAGCAATAAATTTATTAAGTAAATCTTCACTAATTTTATATTTAGATTGAAGTTCTTGTCCTGATAAAGGCTCTATTATTTTTTCTTGAGCTTCTTTGTCCATATCTTCTGCAGTTTTTCTTCGAGCTTCAGGACCTACAATTGCAGTGTAAGGGGAAACTAAATCATTTAAAATATTTAATTCACCTATTTTTTGTTCATCTGTTAAATTAGACTTTGGACTTTGAATACTTGTCACTAGTTCTGCATACATTTTACCAATTAATTCTTGTGATTTTTTTGGTGAAGTTTCTTGAATGCTTTTAATATACGACAAGACATTTTCACTATCTATAGTTCCTTCAAGTTTTTCATATTCATATAAATTTACGTCTGTTTCTATTAACTCATCATCTTGTTGTAAAACATGTTTAGTTGCTAACCCTATAGCTTTTGATTGCGATATGTCGTATTGTTTTCTTAAGTTATCCGCAGTAGTAATAACATTATGAGATAAACCTCGTACTTCGGATTCATCTACGTACTCTTCTAATGAGGATTGTAAATCTACATTACCAGACCTACGAACATAACTTGCAATCTTTGAAGTAGCAGTTGCAATTTCTGGTTCCGTATATGTTTTTTCTTTAGCGGAAGTTCTATTTGAACTAGCTTTAATTCTATCTCCAATTAAAATTTGTCCTCCAGTTCTTCTATCTGTTCCATAATTAGCAACATACTCCACTTCTACTATATTACCAAGTCTATCAACTTCACGTTCTTTTGTTACTTCTCTTGAAACATCTTTAAAAACAGGAATAGCTTTACCTTCTTCACTCTTCAGAAAGTTTACCATTTTTTCAATAGGATTACCTTTTGCAGCATATTCCTCTAAAGCTGTTTTAGATGCAGAAAATTGCTCTCCTATTAAACCTCCGAGCATTCTATCTTTAGTTACTTTATCAGCAGCATCCATTGTTTCTTTATCATGCGACTTAGCAAGCTTCATCATAGAATTACCTAAAAATGCACCAATACTTCTAGGAGCTGCTCCTTCTTGTTGTATTCTTGCTATCATATCTTCTTGACTTAAATTAGGTATAGCTAACTGTGCATCAACTGCTTTATTAAAAGAATTTAAATTAACTTTATCATCTGAATATTCTTTGGCAAACCTGCTAATCGTATCTGAATATCCACCAATGTCAAAATCAGCACCAAACTCATTTTGAACATAAGTTGTTAATTGTTTTTCTTTTTCTCTGCGGAGCATTTGTTCACGAGTTAATCCTTCTTTTTCATACCCTTGAACCATAGTTTGCCAACCTTTAGCATTCTCAAGCTGTGTCAGATAATGAGCACGTTGAGTAGCTCTGCTAGTTTCTAAGGCATCTGCTTTTTGATTAAGAACAAAATTAACACCAGACACAGCAAGATTAGCCATCTGTAACTTTTTAGCAAACTTTTCTTGTTTTTTAGCTTGCTCTTCTCTATAGTCACGAGCTTTACTAAATTGCTGTTGTGCAAACTCTATACCATCATCTTCATATCTTGCCATTTTTTACTCCGGTTTAGCTAGTAAGCTACCTTGTGATTCTTCTTGTGGGGGTTGTTGGGGCTGTGCTAATAAACTTTCAGGGACTTCTAAGGTTTCTATTTCTTCTAAAACTTCGTCAGGTAAAACACCAGAAGGAGCTTTAGGCATGTCACCTACTTTTTCTTGAGTAAGTTTAGCTAAGTTTTTTGCTTTCATTTTAGCAACATCTTCTTCATCTTCAGCATCTAAATCTTCTTCTTCATCCCCATAGAGTCTAGGTTCAATTTCTGCTTTTTCTGCTAAAGCCATTAACAAATACATTGTAGGCTCTATAAGCATCATAAACATATCTGGATTCCACTTACCTTCTTGAAAACCTCTTTGAAGTAATTGTAGCGTAATATCAGATATAGGAACACCTTGGCCCATTGCTACCATTAGAGGCACATAGATTTCTTCTTCTAATAATTCTTCTGCTAAATAGTTAAAAGCTTTATTAAAATCAGTATACTCAGGAGGGCTTTCCCAAGGATAAGACTGGTCCGGGTTATCTGTAAGTGATTGTCCCGGTATCGGTCTACTTGAGTTTACTAAGGCATCTATACCTTCTTGATTATATTCTTCTGCCATTGTGTATCCTTAATTAAAAAAACTTGGGGTTGCAGGTTTAGGTGAAGTTGGAGTAGGCACTAAAGCATTAAATGTATTATCATCTAATCCACCCATAGCAGCAAAGTAAGGAGTTGCTGCATCACCTGAAGCTGCTCCACCAAAGGCACCTGCTTGTTGATATTGATTAGATATGCCTTGCCATGTTGTTGAATCTAACAAACGCTTTTCAGTAGGTTTCATCATAAAGGGAGTCATATCTAAATGCATTTGAGTTGGTAAGTCGTCCATTCCTGCAACAGTTGCTCTTTGTTGACCAATATCTAAAAGAGTTTTACTACCTCGTTTTGCTAATTCTTTAGGGTCTGTAATTTTTTCTTTAAATGACTCAACAAAACCTTTTTCAGGAACATCAATGTCTACAGAAGTTTTTGTAGCATCAGGGTCTAGTATGCTTCTTTTTAATCTTTCTTCTGTAGTAGTTGCTGAAGGGACTCCAGTTTCTACACCAGTTTCAACTGTAGCATCTGTAATTGCTTTTGTCAAATCATCAACTTTAGGCTTAGGTGCAAAAATAGAAGTTTTACCTTCACTTAAAGTTAATCCTTTACCTTTTGTAAAATTCATTACTCTATCAATACCATTACCAATACCTTGCGTAATACTATTGTAGGCACCAGACCCTGCTGCTTTAATACTTGTCCATGCTCCTTTAATAGCTTCAGGAATAAAATTACCGGCAAAGTTAGCTACACCACTAAAAAAGTTTCCAAGCATCGGAGGAACTCCTAAAAACATTAAACCAAGCTGTCCGATTGGTCCAAGTTTACCTATAACTCCAAAAACTTTTTTGCTTATTTTTTTAATGCCTTTACCAATGCTTTTGACAACTTTTTTTATACTTTTACCTATTTTCTTTAAAAATCCCATACTATCTCCTTATCCTGTTCCAAATATTTTATCTACTGTATCTGCTACATTGTTATAATTACTAGACCAATTTTTAGCTGCATCACCTTCTGAACTAGCAGCAGCTATCATAGCATTGTTTTTTCTTGTTGCTGTATTATCAGCAAACTGAAAGTCAAATGAAGCTTGGTCTCTTAACTCTTGCCATAAAAACGACTGAGCAGCCGAAGTTATTCCAAACGCATTTTGTACGTTCTGTTGATTAATTGCATTAGCTGCAGCAGTATCTGCTAAGTTAGCCTTTCTTCTCCAATTAACATTTGACTGCTGTACTGCTTGTTTGTTAGCAGCATTCCATTGGTCTTTTTGAAAATCTAATTGAGCATTAAATTGTTTTGTTTGATTTACAATTGCAGCATTAGCTTTATTAATATCAGCTTCTATACCAACTCTTCTAGCCTCTGCAGCATTTGTTTGTTGTGTATTAAACTGAGCAGTAGCATTAGTTTGAGCCACATTAAACTGATTAACCTGAGCATTTAAACTTGCCATAAACTGTTGTGTTTGATTTTCACTTGCTGCATTAAACTGCCTTGAAGCATTCTCAGCCGACTGATTACTAAGTAGTCTTTGTTGTTCTTGTTGAGCTTTTAAAACATTTACTTGCTGCTGATTATTTAAATTAGCCATGTCTGTCTGTAAAAAAGCCTGAGCATTTTGTATCTGAGATTTTTGATAAAAATCTGCTTCAGCTAAATTTGCCTGTGACATTAACAATGCATTTTGTACTGCAGCTTGTTGGTCATTGTTAGCTTCTGTTAAACCTACAGTCTGTAAAAACTTACTATTAGATAATGCAATTTGTTGGTCAGAATTAAACTGAGCCATGTTCATGTTAAATACATTTTGAGCATTTTGTGTGGCTGTTTGTTGTTGTCTTTGAGCATTAGCTTCATTAGCAGCCGCTTCTATATTCTTTTGTTGACTTACACTAGCTTGAATTGCTTGAGCATTGCTTTGAGCAATAGGCATAGCTGATTGAATAATAGAATTAAAAAGATTATCTCTACCAACACTAGATGCACTAAGACCTCTAGAAGCTAACATTTGCTCTACTTGAGAAACAGCCGGAGCAGCCCAAGGTGGTATCTGTCCATTTTCTATGCCCTCAAGAAGACCATTAAGTTGTGTAGATACTAAAGCTTCTTCTGGTAAGCCTTCAATTAATCCTCTTTCTTCTTCACTAAAGTCAGCTAATTTCTCTTCTAGTAATGCCGGGTCATTTCCTATGTCTTCAATTTGCTCATCTGTTAAACCGGCTTTTGTTAATTGTTTTTTAGCTCTTGTAATTCGTGATAAACTTGTACCAACATTAATAGCTGCACTTGCTTTAGCACCTTCACTAATTGTACCTACAACTCTTTCTGTTAAAGCACCTACAGGTATTTCTACATCAACACCTTCAATAGGAGCAACTCTTTCTACTTTAGCAGCTTTAGCTAAAGATTCTTGTCTAACTTCTCCTTCGGCTGCTTGAACTTCTGGAGACTCTGTAACTTTTGCAGCTTGCATCTTAGCTGCTTCAATAACTTCTGGACGTTCAGCTTGTGTAGCCTCCATTTGTGCTACTTGCTCTGGAGTTACATTTTTAATTTTTTCTGCTTCAATTGGAGTAAGGTCACCCATTTGAACTGCAGTATCAATGTATTCTTCACCTTTAGCAACCTTTACAAGCTCTTGTTTAGGTATCATACCTTCCGGGATTTCACCAGACGCAATCTTAGCTGCTGTTTGTCCAGTTTCTATAATTCGTTTTCCACGCTCTTCTTCAAATATTTCTTTATCTGTAGGTATTTTAGGAAGGCCTGTTTCTACATCTCCTTCTTTTCCTTTATTATTCATAATATCTGAAGCTTTATTATTTGCTTCGCCTTGTGTTAAATATAATTGATTTTTAAATTCTGATGGAACTCTACTATAACCTTTATCTGTTGAGCCAATAGAACCATCAGGTTTAACCCAATAAAAAGTCATTGCATCAATGTTTTCTCCACCTGCAATTCTTTTACTTAAATCAGATTGACCCATAGAAGCAGCACTTGAATCCTGTTGTTGAACACCACTTCTTAACTTTTGTATAAAATTACCACCACCTGATGGAGTAGTAGTTGTCATAGCGGGTGTTTCTGTAGTTTGTGGAGCTACTACAGCCTGTTGATTAGTAGTATCTTGACTTCTAGCAGTAAAATCTTGTGTCTGTTGTCTTTGTAATTGTTCATTTGTAACCGCAGGAGTTTGTTGCTCTATAGGTTGTTGTGCAGTAGACGTAGTTGGAGAAGATGCTTGTTGAGCTTGTCTCATTGCTTCTTCATTCGCTCTGTTAAAGATTTCTTTTTCATTAACCATCCCGGCCTCTTGATAACCTACACGACCACCATTACGATAGTCTGCTCTTTTAGGCGTGTAACGCTTTCTCTGTTTAGTTTTATTCTTCATTATTTAACCTCGAAAAGCTTGTCAAGTTTTTCTTCAATCTTGTCCAACGTATCAAACACTCTATTCATTCCATCTGATAGTTCTTGTTTGGTTACGTATTCTTTTGCCATCTCTTCTCTTGTTTTATTTAAAAGTATGTCAAGTCTTTTAAGCTCTGACGTGTTCTCACGAATGCTGTAAAGTATTGGAGCAACTACTAGAGTAAGAAATATATTCCACAGTAAGTAGCCTGTAATCTCCATAAAACTTTATTTCTTTTTAAGCTTTGATTTAATTAATTC